CAAAGGAAAGAAAGTCTCCTTTTGACTTGTCTAATACCTCAAGTTTCGCGAGCCGGTATTCAAGTCTTAAGCGTTGGGCTTCTGCTTCTTCAGGAGTCATTAGCTAATTGGTTTAAAAATTTGCAAAAAATTTTTTAGAAACACGATTGTAACCAAAGGGGGCCTCTTTTGCCCAATTCACTTTACGGTCGTCATCCATTGTGTGAAATCGGGCTAAAGCACGCGTAGCCCGAGCGTGGGGCCGAAAATCGGGGGCCGGGGGGCAAGCAAGCGCCGTGCCAACCAGCGATCGGGGCCGGGGATCCTTGCGCCATGGTGCGCCGCACAATGCCCGCGGCCAGCGTCAATCCTAGCATTAGCCCCGATTCATGTTGCATTGCACAATCGGCCATCGATGCCTGGACGATCGCGCGCCATCGATGCCCGCATGCCCCATGCGACACAATGCCACGGCCCGCGGCCCGCGGCCCGCGCACCACGTACGCAACACACTCGAGCATTCACCACGGCCCGCGCACCACGGGCAAGCTCGAGCCCGACGCGTGCCAATGGGGCCGGCCTATGTTGCGGGCATAAAAAAACCCGGGCATCGGCCCGGGTTCGAATGGCCAATGGCCGAGTCTACGGCGCGATCGATGCCCGGGCCGCTAGATCATCCGCAAGGTCAAGCTCAAGCTCAGGTATCCGTAATGCGGCCGCAAGCTCAAGCTCGCCGGTAGCGATCGCATCGGCGAGGTCATCCGTGTAATAACTCGCAATAACGGCCGGCCGGCCCGGGTTAGCCGGATTAGGGCCGCGAATGACCGCGTTGTAATCGCCACAATCCCGGTCATGGCCAACACGCAACACGAAACCACGATGCGAGCGTACGTAAACAGCTATCGACTTCATTCTCACTTTCTCCGATTAGATCGGGCCCGGATCGGGCCCGGGCCAATGATGGCACATAAACACGAATGCAACAAAAAAACGGCGAGCCCGATCATCACGCGGCCCGTCCAATATCGCCGGCAATGTGGTGACGCAATAACGAACCCGGGGGCAAGCTCGCCGCGAATGTCGCCACGGCCCGCGCGTCATCCGCTCGGCCATTGGCACGCGTGGCGTGCCATTGGATCGCCGTTGGCCCTACGGCCGCGTAGCATCCGCCGGCCGTATTCGGATCCTCAGCAAGCTTGCGGCCCGTGCCATGGGCTAAAAAAACGATCACGTAGTCGCGATCGGGCCGCGCGCACAATGGCACGCCATTACCGCACGATTGGCAAGTAAACCCGGAGCCCGCGGGGCTTAATTGCTCCGGACAAACCACAAACTTAACGCCATTGAAAACCCGGGGCCATTCGTCGCGACTATCCGCCGGGGCTCCGGCTAACACGGCCGGCCGGCCGGCTGTAACGCATTCGGCCGCATCGGCCATGCTATCCGCCGAATAATTAATGACCGTCCGGGCCGGCTGGGGCCGCGGCAATCTGGAATAGTGAAAATGCGAATAAGTCCACGCGTGCCCATCGACTGGCACGGCACGCGATAGGGCCCGGACATAGGTTATATCGATCGCGGCCGAACTATCGGCTGGCCTAGGGTTCAATGGGCACGTGGCGGGGCACGTCGCGAACGTGGCATGTTGGCCCGCGCGATACGTTACGGCGATCGGCCCGGTCTTCGCGTTACTAGACTTGGTTACGGTCTTTAGCATGTCATTCTCACTTTCTAATCGGGCCCGGGATAGGCCCGCGCGACAATCATAAACGAAAAAACCCGGGCATGCCCGGGTTTCGTCAATCAGGCGATCGGATCGCCTAGGCGGTATTAATCGCTGGTCGTCTCCGACTCGCGAACGGACTCAAGCTCACGCTCACGCACGTAGGCTTTTTTTGCGTTTTCCGCCGCTTCCGCGTTTTCGTAAATGGTTTTTGTGCCGATCGTCAGTTGGGTTGATTCATCATCCAAGTATTCGAACACTTTCCACGGACTATTGTTGTACGTGGTACGGACCGCTTGCAATGCAACAAGGGGCAATAGGTCCGCAAGCTTAACGCTCGGCGGAACTGCGAACGTGTTAGAACCAATGGTGACGGTTTGAACGGTTTTTTGTGCCATGACACTTCTCTCTTTCTAAGGGTTGAAAAACCCGATCGATCGATCGGGTAAGGGAACTATAACGGGATTAAACAGGCAATGCAAGCAGTTCGACGGCGCGGGCCTTAATCGCGGCCCCAGTACCAAACCACGCACTCTCGAGACGCGTGTTATCGGAGCGGCCGCGCTCGTGATCGATTAGCTGGGTAACCGCGTTTAACATTGCCCAACGGGAGCCCGTAACGCCTGGGATATCAGCCCCGATCGCGTTGCCATTGAATAGCTCGATCGTCCGCTTAAAAGCTTTCGATTCGCGAATGTCCGATTTTCCCTGATGGTAGGGATGCAGCAGCACTTGGACGAATGCGTCCGCTTGTTCTGCACTCATGGGCTCGCCGGCTAGCTGGCGCGACTCGACCATAAAGCGTTCGAATTGCGACGCGACAATGCCCAACTGTAACCGGACCTGATCCGCGTCGAACCGCTCAGAGTGCAACACGCGAACGGCCGACTTAAGATAGCCCTTGTCAGTTTCCGCTTCCGCCTTAACGCCGCGGCCGTAAGCAGTCCCGCCCGCCGCGGCCACAATCGTGTTATTACAAACCACTCTAATAGCGGTGAACTTCGCAATTGTGGCCATAGTCCCGTCATATGACGTGCCCAGCAACAAATAGGGCTTAACTAAGTCTCCGTCGACGACTGGCGCCGCATCGCCTACTTGCGCCAATGCCCACACTCGTTTCCCGTCTGACAACGCGCCCGCGGTTTCCAACTGAAACCCGCCGACGTCGACCAACCTCGCAAAAAAATCCATCACTTGCGAGGGCTGGACGACATGGTAATCCTTCGACACAACGGCCAACGGTGCGCCCGTGTCCGAGCGGTGCAGGACTTTGCGAGACGGCCACACTTGGTGCCCAGTCACGGCTGGCGTCTGATATTCCACGGCCGACTCAAGAACGGTGTACTCGAGCCCTGCTTGTTTCGTCCACTCTTCAATCGAGGCCCCTGCAGTCAGCGCACGGCCGAGCCCGTGCCATGGGGTATGTCCGGTGTATGCCATCGCGGCGCGGCCGGTAGTTTCATCGATCATATGTGCCATTTCGCTATCCCTTTCTAAGTTAAGCCGAGCAACGCGCTCGGCGTGAAACGAACAATAGACTAATTTTGCAACCCGTGTCAACTGCCCCGAAAAATAGAACCGATCAACGATCGAAACGCAATCCAACGGGCCAAATAGGTCATCGCGGCTCTAAAGTCCGCTTTATTGCGAGCGTACCGCCGTTCTCGCAGTTCCGCCCTGGGAAGCGCATTCGTCCTGGTTTCACCGCCCAGTCGCGCAGGGGGTTTTTTCATGGTTTTGCTAGCCCAGCGCGGGGCCTTTCCTTTAAGTCTCATGCCTTCGCCCCTTTGATCACGCCCGCGGCCTTGAACGCCCAACGCCAATACTTCGCGTTTCGCGTAGGGTTTTTTTGCGAATAGTGCAGGGAAGTCGTTCGCCAAACCCCAGTCTGCATGTCCATCTGGGATTCCGAGGACAACCACTCAAACGTCGAGCCGACCGCTGGCCAACACGAAGGCATTTTGCAAGCTTCATCCTCGATCAGGTGGACCAATTCGCGGAAGCTCAGGGGCTCGTCGACAAAGTCGAACCCATCATCCTCAAAATTGGGTTCTGAATCATCGCCGGCCGGCGTGTACGTCGGGAAACTGATCTCTTCCCAAGTCTTCGTAACCAAAATCATCACTTTCTCCTTTCTGGGTCGGGCTCAACCGTTGAACCCGAGTCGCCACTATAACTTGTTTTGAGACTCCGTCAACCGCAAGTGCATCATGTTCCAGATTGGCCCGCTGGCCGGCCAGGACTCCAGCGGTTCAAGATCGATACCGTCACGCAGCAGCATCGCGGCCTGTCCGCCGCGGTACAGCATAAGTTCTGCTTTCGCAACATTAGTTGTCCCGGGCGGGTGATACTGGACCAGAATGAACGTCGGGCATCCTATTTCCGCATGCGCCATATGGAAGGAAACCTGGTGCGGGCTCAGAGCCACTTGCCTGCCCCGCTTTACGACCTTTAGCTCAAGAAGCACGAACTTCGCGGGCTTACGAAACGCGACCAGAACATCAGGGATGCCAAGATTGACGCGGGATTCAATTCGGGTCATCCGACAAAGTGGCAGATGCTCCCTTAGCCGGTTGTACAACGATTGCTCGGGCTTCACTTAAATCCTTTAGGGTTTGTGTTGGATCAAAGGGCGGGTCCACTTCAAGAGACTTCCCGACTTCCGCCATTGGAAGATCAATAATCTCTTTTGGCGGCGGTCCGCCATACAAGGCTTTTAGTTCTGCCAGCTTGCGCTCTACTTCCTCGCGGCTCATCGAGTCAATCGTGCCGTGGCGGATCTCTTTGCGATCCACGTAGATCGTCCCCAGCGCCTGGCCACGGCGATATTCAGCCTGTACGGCAGCGCCGTATGCCCCCGCGGCGAGGGCCGCGTCACGTATTGTCTGCATATCGCGCATATGCCGCTCATATGTCGTCCCATACCGTTGCGCCAACTGACTACGGTATTCCTGTATTGCAGCAACAATATGCGGGTTTTTTTTCGGATTGGTCAGGTCGTTGCCGCTTTGACTAGCACGGACCTCGGTGTACCCAGCACGGATCGCGGCCTCTTTCAAAGAGACTTCCCCGCAGCCAGTCACGAACTCCTGTACAAATTTCCACTCCTTGGGGGACAAGGGCTTGTTTTGGTCTTCAAATTTGGCAACTGGTGTCGACAATTTGTCATTTACGGACCCCGCAACGGTCTTCGGGATGCTTTTTTGGGTCAAAACCTTGCTGACCCGAGTTGGACGGCCGCCTTTGTTCATTTTTTCAGGTTCCTATAGAGATTTTTACCCAAGAGTAAGTTTTTTTTTTTCAAAAAAAGAGTTGCGCGCGATTTTTATAAGAATTACGTCTATAAAGGTA